GGAACACCCTAAAGAGAGGTTCGGTTTTTACCGTTCCTCTCTTTTTCGTTTTGTTGTTAAATAGTATTGGATGCCTTCGGGATCCACACAACACAAACTCGCTTTAAAAAGGAGCTACCATAATGACTAATCTCATGAAGTATAATGCTGCGGATTTGGACCGACTCATGGACAAAATCACCCGCAACAGTATTGGTATGGATGAGTATTTCAATCGCTTGTTTCATCTTCACGAAACTACATCAAACTATCCTCCTTACAACCTGGTTCAAGTAAATAATGTGGAATCTAGATTAGAACTAGCACTTGCTGGATTCAAGAAGAAGGAGGTTTATGTCTACACGCAAGATGGCAAACTCTTTGTGGAAGGTCAGAAAGAAGATAAGGAAACAGACTCCGACTATCTCCACAAAGGTCTGGCTCAACGGTCATTTACACGAGCCTGGACACTCTCTGATGACACGGAAGTTAGATCAGTTGATTTTGAGGATGGGCTTCTGACAATCGCTCTTGGAAAGATTGTTCCCGATCATCACAAGCGAAAAGACTATCTCTAAATAGAACTGAATATCGTCGGCGCATGAGGAGCACCTGGCAAAATCCAGGTTGACTCCTCCTTTTTTTCTTGGTAGAATACTTGGAGGTTGTAGTGTACTATGTCAATTAAATTAGTTCTTTTGAAATCAGGTGAAGACATTATTTCTGACCTGAATGAAATGGTAGTTGGGGATGAAGAAAATCGTGCTGTTGTTGGATACTTTTTCAACAAACCATGTCTTGTAAAAATGAGAACCCCAGCTCAAAATCTTTTAACTGAGGAAAATCAAAGTAACATTAAGAAAACAAATTATGAGGTTTCTCTTTTTCCTTGGATGCCTCTTTCCAAAGATGAAACTATTCCCGTTCCAGCAGATTGGGTTGTAACTATGGTGGAACCAGTTGAAAAATTAAAAAACATGTATCTTGAGGATGTCATCAATAATGAATCAATTAATCAAACTAATTCATCTAACGAACAACAAAATTCTAGTATCTCAGATTGAAGAAATATCTGCTGATATTGGAGAACCTGATTGTAAACTTGTCAAACCGTATGAAGTGAGTGTGGTTGATGACAAGAAACTATACTTAGCACCTTGGATGCAAGCATTTACATCAGATACCGTCTTCAAAATCAGTTCTGATAAAATTTTAGCCCTTGCAGATCCATCTCCTGCTATTCTTGAAAGTTATCTTGGTTTTATTAAGTAATGAGATTTTATACTAATGTTCAGTTGATTGGAAATCAGTTTTTGGTTCGTGGAGTAGAGAATGGTAAAAGATTTGAAACTAGGGATGAATTTTTCCCTACACTTTTTGTAAAGAGCAAAAAAGAATCCAAGTATAGAACATTAGGTGGAGAGCATGTTGAACCAGTAAACCCTGGTACAGTTAGAGACTGTCGGGAGTTTTACAAGAAATATGATGAAGTGGATGGATTTGCGATCTATGGAAATGATCGCTACATCTATCAATACATTTCAGAAAAGTATCCTGAGGATGAGATTAAGTTTGATATTAGTCAAATCAAACTTGTGACTTTGGATATTGAGGTTGCTTCTGAAGAAGGTTTCCCTGATGTAGAATCCTGTTCAGAAGAAATTCTTGCAATCACGATTCAAGATTACACGACCAAGAAGATTATTACTTGGGGTGTAAAACCTTTTAACAATAAACAACCAAACGTAACATATCATCACTGTCCAAGTGAGTATGAACTTCTCAATCATTTCATTAACTATTGGATGGTTGATGTTCCTGATGTTGTTACTGGATGGAACATTCAGTTGTATGACATCCCATATATTTGTAAGCGTCTGAATCGTGTTCTTGGTGAGAAACTGATGAAGCGGTTCTCAAACTGGGGACTTGTGACAGAAGGTGAAACATATATTCAAGGACGTAAGCACACAACATTTGATGTTGGTGGTTTGACTCAACTTGACTACTTAGATCTCTATAAGAAATTTACTTATAAAGCACAGGAATCATATCGTCTTGATTATATTGCTGAAGTAGAACTTGGTCAGAAGAAACTGGATCACTCTGAGTTTGATACCTTCAAGGATTTCTATACTCAAGGATGGCAGAAGTTTATTGAATACAACATCGTTGACGTGGAACTTGTTGACCGTCTGGAAGACAAGATGAAACTGATTGAACTTGCTTTGACGATGGCATATGACGCAAAGGTAAACTATGCGGATGTGTTTTATCAAGTAAGGATGTGGGACAACATTATCTACAACTATCTCAAGAAGCGGAGTATTGTTATTCCTCCAAAGAATAAGTCTCAGAAGAATGAGAAGTATGCTGGTGCATATGTAAAAGAACCTATTCCAGGAATCTATGACTGGGTTGTGAGTTTTGACTTGAACTCTCTGTATCCTCACTTGATCATGCAATACAATATCTCACCAGAAACACTTTTAGATGAGAGGCATCCAAGTGTAACTGTTGATAAGATTCTGAATGAGGATCTTAACTTTGAGATGTATAAGGACTATGCAGTTTGCGCTAATGGTGCGATGTTCCGTAAGGACGTAAAGGGATTTCTTCCTGAACTTATGGAAAAGATGTATGGAGACCGTGTAATCTTCAAGAAGAAAATGCTTCAAGCAAAGCAAGCATATGAGAAGACTCCAACCAAAGAATTGGAAAAGGAGATTGCTCGTTGCAACAATATTCAGATGGCAAAGAAGATTTCTCTAAACTCTGCTTATGGTGCTATTGGTAATCAATATTTCCGATACTACAAATTGGAGAATGCTGAAGCAATCACTTTGAGTGGTCAAGTATCAATCCGTTGGATTGAACGTAAGATGAATGAATATCTAAATAAACTGTTGTCCACAAAAGAAGAGGATTACGTAATTGCGTCTGACACCGACTCAATTTATCTTAACCTTGGACCTCTTGTTGATAAATTTTTTGCTAATAAGTCTAGCGATAAAGCAACAGTTGTTTCTATACTTGACAAGATCTGTCAAGATAAACTGGAACCGTTCATTGAATCCAGTTATCAGGAACTTGCGGAATACGTTTCGGCATATGAACAGAAGATGCAAATGAAGCGTGAGAATATTGCTGATCGTGGTATCTGGACTGCGAAGAAGCGTTACATTCTCAACGTTTGGAATAGTGAAGGTGTTCAATACACAGAACCCAAACTCAAGATGATGGGTATTGAAGCAGTCAAATCATCAACTCCAGCTCCTTGTCGCAAGATGATTAAGGATGCACTCAAACTCATGATGAGTGGAACTGAAGATGATGTGATTAACTTTATTGAACAAAGTCGTGATCAATTTAAAAAACTTCCACCAGAGCAAATCTCATTTCCACGTTCAGCATCTGATGTTCAGAAGTATCAATCTTCATCCGACATTTATATCAAAGGTACGCCCATTCATGTTCGTGGAGCACTTCTTTTTAATCACTATATTAAGCAGAACAAACTTACCAACAAATATTCTTTGATTCAAAATGGTGAGAAGATTAAGTTTGTTTATCTGAAGAAACCGAATAGTATTCATGAGAACATCATCTCTTTTATTCAGGAATTTCCGAAGGAACTCAACCTTGACAAATATATTGATTATGACCTACAATTTGAGAAGAGTTTCTTAGAACCACTCAAAATCATTCTTGATGCGATTGGGTGGAACGTAGAAAAAACTGTAAACCTAGAATCTTTCTTTTTTTAATGGACCTTCCTATTGACGACAAAGAACTTTCAACTATCATAAGTGCTATGCATCTTGGTGGTGATGTTGCGCTTTATCAAAAACTTAAACTTGTAAAAGAACTACGTGAACAAGGTCTTCCTTATAAAAAGATTCTTAGGGAGAAGTATGGAATGGTTGCATGATACAACTTCCTATAACTGAAAAAGAATTTGGAATAATTATTGAGTCTCTGAAGTCAAGCAATCCAAATCTTTATGCTAAACTTTGGTCATATAAAATGAACTATTTGAATAAGGAGAAAAAAGATGGATTTTCTTAAAGATATTGTAAAAGAAATTGGTGATGACTTTACTAAGTTAGCATCAGATATTGATGAGACTGAAACTTATGTTGACACGGGTTCATACATTTTTAACGCACTGGTTTCAGGTAGCGTATTTGGTGGTGTATCTGGGAATAAGATTACTGCTATTGCTGGAGAGTCTTCTACTGGAAAGACTTTC